TATCCTCATGCACCCGTTCCATATGCTTGGAGTGGCTGGTGTATTTGGTGGCAGCCTCTTTTCTGCTATGCATGGCAGTCTGGTCACGAGCAGCTTGGTTCGTGAGACAACTGAAACAGAATCTCAAAACTATGGCTACAAGTTTGGCCAAGAAGAAGAAACATATAATATCGTAGCAGCTCATGGCTACTTCGGTCGCCTGATCTTCCAATATGCATCTTTTAACAATTCTAGATCGCTTCATTTCTTCCTCGCTGCGTGGCCAGTGGTGGGAATCTGGTTTACCGCCCTCGGCGTCTCGACCATGGCTTTCAACCTCAACGGCTTCAACTTCAACCAATCCGTCATCGACGGACAAGGACGAGTGCTCAATACCTGGGCAGACGTGCTTAACCGTGCCGGACTCGGAATGGAAGTCATGCACGAAAGAAATGCACATAACTTCCCGCTTGATCTTGCAGCAGCTGAGTCCACACCTGTGGCCTTGATTGCTCCTTCCATCGGCTGATAAATGGACGATGGTCATTTTGGGCCCCTCGGTAACATACTGGGGGGCTTTTTTATTAGTATAATAACAATCTCTATTCCCTTTTTGGTGGTGTATTATGATCACAGTTATAAATTATCTGACGGCATTTTGGTCGGTAGTAATAGTAAATTGTGCTCATCCACAAAACTGGGAGGCTTGTTATAGAATAGATCAATGGCTGATTCCAGATGTTATTGAAGGCGTCTCCATTTATCTTGACAAAAACCACTCTCATCTGTATCTCTCAGAGAGAGAATATTTAAAAACGATTAAAGATTAAAAAACAATGGTATCATCAACATTACAACAACAAAGGAGGGGATGGTTTGACATCTTGGATGACTGGCTTAAACGCGACCGCTTTGTCTTTGTGGGCTGGTCTGGATTACTTCTTCTTCCCACTGCTTATCTGGCCATTGGCGGCTGGCTTACTGGCACGACTTTTGCAACAAGTTGGTACACCCACGGTCTTGCTAGTTCCTACCTTGAGGGTGCTAATTTTCTCACGGCAGCTGTCTCGACGCCTGCTGATGCTATGGGTCATTCTCTTCTTCTACTTTGGGGTCCTGAGTCTCAGGGCGACTTCGTCCGCTGGGTCCAACTTGGAGGGCTTTGGGCCTTTGTTGCTCTCCACGGTGCATTTGCCCTCATTGGCTTCATGCTTCGTCAATTCGAGTTGGCTAGGTTAATTGGAATTCGTCCGTATAATGCTATTGCGTTCTCTGGGCCTATCGCTGTTTTTGTCAGTGTGTTTCTCATCTATCCTCTCGGACAATCCAGTTGGTTCTTTGCGCCGTCGTTTGGCGTTGCAGCGATCTTTAGGTTCCTACTCTTCCTACAGGGTTTCCACAACTGGACGCTCAACCCGTTCCATATGATGGGAGTTGCTGGTATACTAGGAGGAGCGCTACTCAGCGCTATCCATGGTGTCACAGTAGAGAACACATTGTATGAAGATGGCGATCAAGCAAACACATTTAAAGCGTTCGATTCCACTCAGGAGGAGGAGACCTATTCGATGGTTACTGCGAACCGTTTTTGGTCGCAGATCTTCGGGGTTGCGTTTAGCAATAAGCGTTGGTTGCACTTCTTTATGCTGTTTGTTCCTGTCATGGGTCTTTGGGTCTCTTCTATTGGGATCATTGGGCTTGCTCTTAATCTTCGTGCTTATGATTTTGTGAGTCAAGAGATTAGAGCAGCAGAAGATCCTGAGTTTGAAACTTTCTACACAAAGAACATCTTATTGAACGAAGGACTACGTGCATGGATGGCACCCGCTGACCAACCTCATGAGAACTTTATCTTCCCTGAAGAAGTTCTACCTCGTGGAAATGCTCTATGAGCAGTTTAAATTTCTTTTATATTGTTCTTTTTTTGCTCGGTATCTATTTAATACTTAGCAGGGACGAGGGGGATGATGACGACCGAGATGGCGGAATCCTTCAGCCTGTACACAATAGCGGCAATGCTTAAACTCTTATGAAGGATTACATCTGTATCGTTACTTGGGATCCTTTACTTGAAAAAGTTTGCTATCGTTATGTACATCGGTCGGTTAAAGACCCCGCGCAATATGTTAAAAGTTTACATCCTTTAGAAAAACTCTTTGAATAGAAAGACTATCCTTTAATAAGGATTCTTCTTATTAAAACTTTGACCCCCACTTAAGTAAATGAATAACTTCGAGCTTCTATTGTATTTTATATGTTTTGCCGCAATTGGCGGCGCAGCATTTGCAATGATGTGGAGCAACGTCCAATCTATTAACATAGAGATGAGGACTCCTCCAAAACCAAAGCATCCTGAAGCACCAGAAGCGGGCGACGAGTTAATGTATGTAGATCTATCTAGAGAAAAACTGGAAGATCTATACAATAAATAAAACAAATTTAAAATTATTATGTCTTGCAATCTTCGCGAAAAAGTATTAGATGCTCTAGTTGGTGATGCTTTAGGTAATATTGCCAAAGCAAAAGCAAACGTAGAAATATACCTACACAACCCTGTTGGTATTGGTGAGCATCCAGATGTCCTTGGTGCTATTCAAGAACAATTAGATATCATTGCTCATGAAGAAGAACGTATTGAAGTTATCGGAAAGCACTTCGCTGAACATGACTAGAGGATGTTGTGGTGCTGGATGTCCAGACTGCCCATTCAGACCACTTCCTAAACCGTCAACCACCTCTTGACAGGGGTGGTTTTTTATTGTATAATCGTTATATGTTAAGTAAACCTAGATGAGATTTAAAGCATTAATATTCGTCCGTCTCAGATCGCAGGTGGATGATTCTCCCGGCAATGCTGTAAGAGACGCCTCTAAGCGGTTATCCGAGCTAGACATTAAAAAGCTTAGGCTAGGCAAAGTAATTGATGTTTGGTTAGAAGCTCCAAGCAGGGAGTATGCAGAAAAAGAAATTGAAACCCTTTCTGATCGTCTCTACGCGAATGTTGTTATGGAAGACTGGGACTATGAATTATCAGAGATTGAAGCCTTCCCACCAGGTATTGAATAATGGATGACTTTAACACACCAGGATCTAACACGAGTTGGATGGATGATGGATTCAAGAAGTATGCTGCTGAATGGCAACTCAATAATATTGAGAAACTATTAGATGCTAAGGTAGAACGTTGTCGTGTATACAACAGTGACAACCGAGATGAAGTGTACAATCAAATTACTATCACATATAAAATGGAGGATGATTAATGGAAATAGTTATAGAAGGCAAGGTTAAAACTGTATATGCCGGTGACGATGCTGATCGTGTCATCATTGAGTATCATGATAAGGTGACAGCCGGCAACGGTGAGATGGTTGATCATCCTTTAGGAAAGGGATCCCTCTGCTGTAGTATCTCATCTCTTATCTTTGAGAAACTTGCCCAAGATAATATCCCAACACATTATATTAATATGGTTGGTGCTAACAAGATGATCTGTAGGAAAGTAGACATTGTTCCCTTGGAAGTTATCTGTCGCAATCGTGCTGCTGGATCTATTGTTCGTGAGACAACATTGGTAGAAGGCGCCCCACTACCGCAACCGATTGTAGAGTTCTTTCTGAAGGATGATAGCAAACATGATCCTCTCCTCACGCCAGATCGTGTGCGTCTGATGGGATATAATCCTGATCCTTTTATTGAGATGACATTACGAATCAATGACTACCTTCGTCAGATGTTCTACATCATGGGTATTGACCTTGTTGACTTTAAAGTTGAGTACGGATACACTGCACATGGCGAGTTGCTACTTGCCGATGAGATCAGTCCTGATAGTATGAGACTATGGAAGATTGGTAGTAACGAAAGATTTGATAAAGATCTATTCAGGAAAGACGAGGGGGATATCGTTCCCGCCTATCGTGAGATCCTTGATCGACTACAACCACTTGCAATTCAATGAAACATCACATCCCTGACATCATTAAGAAGAATGGTTTTGCTTGCTTCACTAGTTTGAATCAAGCAGAGCGAGCAGTTGTTATGTTTGGTGATGAAGCATATCGTGAATCACTAGACCTTGACAATGATGATGCTCCCTGTTGGAAAATACCTAGTGGAGAGTCAACAACCTTTGTTGGTTGGAACCCTATGTGTGTCCCTACCATGGAATACATTGTATGGAAACTAAAGAACCGTGAACAAATTATCAAAGGAGAAATTTACTGATGGACTACAAAACTTCTGGAGTTGATATTGAAAGGGGTAGAGAGTTTGTAGAAGAACTCAAAAAGAAAGCGCCTAACATTGGTGGGTTTAATGGTATGCTAGAAGTTCCTTCTGGGTATGAAAGTCCCGTATTAGTATCTGGTGCTGATGGTGTCGGAACTAAAATTAATATCTGCAGGATTGCAAATGATTACACAACTATTGGTCAGGACCTTGTTGCTATGTGCGTTAATGACGTTATATGTTCTGGCGCTAAACCATTATATTTTCTAGATTATATCTCTACAAAAAATTTAGATGGTAATGTAAATGATATCATTCAAGGTGTGATTGATGGGTGCCTTATTTCTGACATGTATCTTCTGGGTGGGGAGACTGCCGAGCACTTTAGACAGACTGACTATGACCTTGCGGGGTTCTGTACAGGTGTCGTAGAAAAGTTTGAGATTGTTGATGGCAAAACCATATACCCTGGCGATGTAGTAATTGGCATTGAAAGTAGCGGACTCCATAGCAATGGGTACACGTTAGTTAACGATATGCTGTGGAGAAATAAAATCTTTTACAGAGATATGCCAGAATTGCTAACACCAACCACGATTTATTCCCCCTTAGTTCAGTGCCTAATGGACGTAGCACCTGTCTTAGGCATGGCGCATATTACCGGGGGTGGATTACCAGAAAACCTCCCCCGATGCCTTCCAAAGGGCCTTAGCGTTGACATTAACTATGATGCTTGGGAACGACCAGAACTATTTAACAAGATTCAAAGAGCGGGAGACATAGCAGAAGAAGAAATGAGAAATGTATTTAACCTTGGTATAGGATTTTGCTTAGTCGTGCCTAGAGATGCTATTCAACTCGTGCAAGAAGTGATTGCTGACACGCCGTTTGGCATGCAGTCTTGGGTGATAGGTGAAGTTAAATGAAACAGCTTTTCCTAGTCGACATCGGATTTGGCAGATGCATTACTCACGACGGCCACGTTCAAATGGGCATTTTCAACCACTCTGTAGAAAAGCATCTCGAGTTATGTCCAGAACAAGACTGGCAAGTAACATATTGGATGCCTGATCCGTTAGGCCTGAGATATAAAAGAGCAAATTTTCAGCACACAATGAAAGCAAATGAAGGTTCTGCTAGGACCGATAATGCCAGTGATAGTCGCCCTAGAGACTTTCCAGACCAAGCAACAAATCGACTAGAAAGGACCTTGTAAATGTTAAAGTTCAGAATTTAGATTAAAGGACCGTAGCGGTCCTCTTTTTTTATGGAATTTAGTAATCATCAATGGAAGCTAATTTTTAGCTCGGTTAGAAAACAGCAACAAAAAGAGGTACCTGGAAGCGGTTGGTACAAAGAATACGACGAAATTTTAAACCAGCTTTATCCTATAACTTTGGATAAGAAATAAGTTTTATATGCGCTAAAAGTCTATTGTTTAAAATTATTCAGAGACTTATTGCGTATATAGTATGGATGTAGATCAAACCACCGAAAAACCCAAAGAAGAAAAAGAAGATATGCTCAGAGAGAGACTAGAAGATTTAGTTAAAGTTACTATTTTAGTCTGGTCTGCCGCTTTGCTTACTTTTTCTTACGTTAGGCTTCCTGATGGAAAGAGATTACTAGAGTTTGACCCAACGTTTATTGCCTCTGTATTTAGTGGAGCGATGGCCTCATTTGGTTTGGCCACTGCTAAGAACGCTAAAAACAACAACAATTCTCAGGCTTCCACAACTCAACCTCCTGTAAAATCAGCTATCGAGCCTAAGAAGTAATCTGATATAATATAATCCGATGAAAGGAGAATCCTTGTTACCCTCGCCCTTCAGGATAAGATCGGATAAATACTTAGAGTTCAGACCTCACCACCTTTTGTTTGTGGAAAGGCGTATTGAAAAAATGGGGCAGTTCTACTACCCCTTTGAGAAGAATATTAAAGTTCCTCTAATAGTAATTAAAAAGTTACTTGAAAAGTCCATGTCTATAGTAGAGAACACAGAAGAATACACAGAATATCTGCTCTTAGATACATTTGGTGACAGGAGCTCCTATAAAAAGACTCCTCCTGGTACAATAAGAATATACAGTAAAAACTTGTTTTGTTTCTTTAATGGCAGATCCTGGAGAAAGCTTAAATAGGTATATTTTACCATATGCTGGACAACAGCTGCTTGAAGGGTCGAAAGAAACTTTTTTCGGCCTAAAATTAGGTCTTAGTGACAGTTATATCTATGATCTTAAGCTCTCTACAGGAGAGGTACTATACGGATGTAAGGGGGGAATGGGGATAACAAAAGAACCCCATATATTTCATCTTCACGATCTTGTTAGAATGCCATATGCTGAAGATCTAATTTTAGAAGAGTTTAAAACTAGTTTTCAAAAAGCTTGGAATCCGAGAAAATTTTATAGGCTAAGAAGAGAAGTTAACTCTGAGTTAAAAGACCCCTCAAGAAGAACTATAGCAAAGCTATATTGTTTGTTGGCTTGTTCTGGATTCAGATATAAATTTGATAAGTACGGAAACTTTAAAGGAGAATACTTCCCGCATCCTTTAAGTGTAGAAAATATTAGGGTTAATAATAAAAAACTTGTTAGCTCTGATTTTATTATACAGCTGGGTAAGTTTGGTTCTTTAGACGAAAACCTACTAACTAAAAAGTCTATCGTATATCTAAATGTTCCTTTTCCTTCACCCCAGCATTTAAAGAGAGAATATTTAGAATACATTGATTATATTAGCTCTAAGGGATTTAAATTTCTATTAAGCGCAAGGCTTTTAAGCAGAGGTCTTGTAGACAAAAAAATTCTATCTTGGTCTAAAAACTACTATAGCAAAGTTATTTCGCAGTTTAAAGAAGATAGCCTGTATGCTTCTTCAGATATTTTTATCTTTAATTTTTAATGGAATTTTCAAACTCAATAGGAACACATTTAATCTTAGACGTCAAAGGTTCTGACTTTTTACTTCTAGACTCTATGGAAGATTTTATAAAATTTATGGAAGGCACCTTATGGGATTTTGAATGTAATGTCCTAAGTATTCAGAAGCATAAATTTCAGCCTCAGGGCTTTACAGCGTTGTTCTTGCTTTCAGAATCGCACTTCTCTATTCATACCTGGCCCGAAAGAGGGATAGCTGCTTGTGATATATTTACCTGCGGAGGTGCAAGAACAGAGCAGATTGCCCTAGAAGTTATAAAGTGGTTTTCTCCTACAGATTACAACTTAAAGAAGATTGCTAGATAATGTGATATAATATATAAGTAACTTTATTAAGAAAGACAATGGCAATGCGATCTTTTTCTGGAATTGATCATATTGAAGGCAAGCCTAAAAACACTAGGCAGGGTATGGGCAAACGTACTAAATTTGCCGCAACTAGTCGTAACGGCAAAAAGAAAAAATATAGAGGCCAGGGTAAATAAACCCAGGTTAAGATGCAATAGCGGTCCTAGTTACCTTAACGGTAGCTTGAGAGTTAGCCGTAATAGCGGCGGCAGTTTTAGTAAGTCTTACTTCTACATTGCCTCCTGTTACTATAGCGTCAAATGTAACTATAATATCGCTATTATATACGGTTCCGTATTCCGTCATGTATACGTCGGTCCCGTCATGGACGAGCATTAACTCTGTTGAGTGAATATTTGATCCCTGCTTAACTTGAACTAATAGCTTAGCAGTTGTGAAAGAAGATGCAGTAAACGAATTAACGTTAGTAGCTGCACTTGATCCTGCCGAAATAGTAGCTGTAGAAGACTGAAGCTCTGTAGAGTCAGAGTAAGTTCCAGTGCCATTTGTCTGGGACTGAATTGTAACTGTATCCTCAAAGTTTCCAGTACCATTAACAGTAACAGATCCTTCTATCGTTAAATCACCGGCTGCAATTACGTCCCCATCTTTGTCTACGCTAAACTTAGATGTATTACCAACTTGAAGGTCTAACAACAAGGAGTTAGCCGCCGATGACGTATCTGTAACATCGACTAATAAACCTGTTTGGAGCCCGCCGCCTGTAAACTCGGATCTAGAAACAATTTCGCCTTCAGCGTTAATTACAAAGTTTCTATCAGCACTTGCAGAGATGGAGACGAGCTTAGAAGCTGCGGCATAAGCAGTTTGAGTAAAGCTTAGGTCCAGTCCGATAAATGTGGACCCACCAGCATTCCAAGTTGAAGTACCATCGATTAAGTTAGTGGTAGTGGCCTGAGTGCCAGAATCTTGGACTAACGTAAATACACCGGTTTGGTTACTAGTGTTTAACGATAAGACCCCGTCTTTACGAAGTAGTAGCTCTTGGTCACCGCCAACTGAGATATCCAGTAAGCTAGAATCAGCTGCAGAAGCGGTATCTACAATGTCAATCTCAACGGCTTTAAACGTTGCGCCAACGGCGTTCCAAGTCTGATCTATATCTAAAGCCGAGGCGTTAGAAGTTAATGAGCCAGTTGGCTGTAATTTTGCGTAACTAAATTCTGCGCCAGATTTAGTACCAGTGAAAACTGGGCTCGTCGTATCGGATACAGTGCTCGATCCGCTGTACGTAGTATCTAATAAAAACGTAAAGTGTCCTTCGCTTTCGTCGTAGCCAAAGAAACCTTTTTTAGCGCCTCCACTAACGTAATTAAATTCAATACCAAGATCTTGTCCCAGATCTTGCAAAGGATTTAGCTTCGCGGTTTGCGCACCTGACCCCGCGTTTGTAATATTTATTGCGGTTCCACCCTGAGAAGCCGCAATCGTGATACTTCTATAATTAGAGCTATTTACATCTGTTTCTCTAGCAAGAACATAGTAGACTGTTCCGCTTACAAGAGGCGCAGCGGCGGATCCTGCAGAGTTATACTCAAAAGAATCTCCTACAGCGACGTCCGCAAAATCGTCAGCGCTAAAAAATAGTCTTCCCGGAGTAGCGGCCGTTATAGAGGAAATTGTTCTAGTGCTACCAGAGGCCCCCAGGCTAATAATGGGGTCCGTTGTAGAAACGGTTCTAGTATCTACTACAGTGGATGTACCTTGAACAGTTAAGTTGTTTAGGGTAACATTGCGGTTGGCGTCGACAAACTCTAGGCCGTTAACAGATAGGCCATGTTTTACGTCGAACTTCTTAAAGTTAGCTGGCATTGTATAAAGTTAACGCTAATATTCTAGATATTCCTTAAACTACTGCTCCGTTTGAGGTTTATGGTATAATATAACTTATTTGCGATAATAATCCATGTCCATTAACTACTCTTTAAATATTGGGAGCGTAAAGAAAAGACTAGCAGAGGGAGAGTTTTCAAACGTAATCGTTGAAGCTTCTTTTAGTGTCTCTGCTCAATCAGATGAGGTTACAACAGGAACAGAAGAAGGCGGAGACCTTGTAGTTACCCAGCCTTCGTTCTCCTATAGCTGTGGCGGATACAGGACATTTTCTGTAGACGGGCTAAGTGCTGAGACTTTTGTAGACTTTGATTCCATCACTAAAGACACGATCAAAGACTGGCTTTTAGCATCTGAAGGCGTATCTACAGTGGAAGAATTTGGTCACGTTAAATCTTCTATTGAAAATGTTGCCAAGCGTATTTACGAGTATACTAAAGAGGTTCCTGCTCAAGTATCTGGTACTGATCCGGCCGGTGCTTCTGATTACGTTTATACCCCTCCAGCACCCGAAGCTGAAGCTGAAGCCGAAGAAGAAGTTTCGGATGAGGCTCCTACCGAATAAGTCTAACTTATTAACTTTATCCATCGGACCAACGCAAGATACGTGCTCTGAAGACGTCGCATTCTGTATCAATGCGCGATAGCTCGGGTATAATATCTTGGTAGGTCCGATTATTAAAGTTGGTCACAAAAAATCCAAGTTTTATGAAAATTAATCTCTGGTATAGTGGATCAATGAGCCAATGGCGGTGGACATTGGCCGATGAAAGTGATAGTATGGTACAAGAGTCAGGTCAACGACCCGATCTCAGAGACGCAATGAACGATGTAGCAACTACAGTGGAGCACATCACTAAGACAAAACTCCTTGAGTAGATCCTTGGTTCAGTAGCTCAGCTGGATAGAGCAACTGCCTTCTAAGCAGTCGGTCGCTGGTTCGAGTCCAGCCTGAATCGTTGTTGAAAGAACTTCATATAATTTTAACATGGCTAAGGTAAATTACTCAGACGAAATGGTGCCCGAGGCACTAAGGAAGGCCGCGCAACCTGGCGCAGTTTACCAAAACCCCAAGTCTGGTCATACACTTCAGAAACAGGCTAATGGCCGGTGGAAATTGGTGCAAGGGAATGATAGAATGGAGCAGAAGGCAAAGCCTTCAAAGCCCTCTATCCCTGATGTCTCTAAGATGAAGAAGCTTGCTGAAGGAAACTATGGAATCGTCTACAAAGACGACAAGCAAAATCGTGTTGTAAAGACCCTAAAAGAGGGCAAGGAGTGGGGTCCTTATGAAGTTGAGCTTGGCAAACGTATGGCTATGCTGGGTCACTCTCCGACAGTCCACTCTGCATCTGATGAACACATCGAGATGGATGCCATTGACGGAGCTCCGTTGTGGGGTAACGGGTACAACCGTACTCCAGAAGAAAAGGAGCGGGGTCTAGCAATGACTGAAAACCAAGCTCGTAAGTCTCTCCGGGCGATCCGTGATCTCCATAAGATGGGCTACTATCACGGAGACATGCATAACCAGCAGTTTATGACAGACGGTGAAGGTGGTAGTGAGTCTACGCTTATTGACTTCGGCCTCAGTGGAAAGATAGAAGAGAATCCCACAAAAGCAATAATTGACTTTAACAAAATATACAAACTTATTGATATTGATCGTCCTGAGCTTGATAAGAGTCTATATGCTCAACTTGTCCGATCAACTGTGCGCAAATACCAAGAGGCTAAAGGACAGTCTAAAGCAGCAAAGCAGAAACGCACAGAGATAGCTCAAGAATACGTAGGAAGATTAAGTGTGATAGGCGGTTGACAAACCAGCAGAATCAGTTTATAATATACTAGTGGCAAGTTTCCTTTACATAAAGTAATAACTTCCACAAGAGATCATGTCGAGATCTCTTCCATCCTCAAGGAAATAATTAATTCCTTCCGAGATACTACTTAAATTATTATGATTAAATCTGTATTCGCAGCAGCTGCTGCTTTGTCCATGTCCGCTGGTGCTGCTTTCGCAGGTCCTTATGTTAACGTTGAAGCAAACGCCGGTTGGACCGGTTCTGAGTACGGCGGTACAAACACCGATCTTCACGTTGGCTACGAAGGAGACCTTGGTGGTTCTGCTTCCTACTACGTTCAAGGCGGCGCAACTTTGCTTTCACCTGACGGTGGCGAGACTGATACTGTTCCCTCTGGTAAGGCAGGTGCTGGTGTTGCTTTGACCGACGGTCTTGGAGCTTACGGCGAAATTAGCTTTGTTGGTTCTGGAGACGCAGATCTTGACCGTGGATACGGCGCTAAGCTTGGCTTGAAGTACAGCTTCTGAGCTAAATAAATAACTTAGTTATTCTGAGGGTCTATTCGGCCCTCTTTTTTTATGAAAGAAAAGTTTTTACAATCGATTTCAAATCCAGCTTTCCAATTAGTTTTTATACTACTTGGCCTACTTATTTTTATTCAAGGAATTCATACGTCAGCGCACTTAACAATGGATAAAGACGTAGAGGGCTATTGCACCAAATTTGTCAGAAAAAATAAAAACTTTTTAAAAAAATATGGCTATTAGCCATTTACATATAACTGTAAATAGTTTATAATTATATAGTTACAAATCTTAACACTATGACTGTTACAACCGACGAATTTGGCAAGCAAAACATGTTTGCTCAAGAGCCTC